GAACCTGATTGAGCAGCCTTTTGACTTCTTTGTTTTCACTACACAGGAAGAACTCGACAATATCAATAGCACTAAAAAACGAGACGGCTTTGTAGACGGCATTCAATTCCATGTTCCAAAGTATGGAAAGCAGTGGTTAGAAATAGACTTAATACAACATACCAAGGATAATGGAGTTAGTTTTTTTACTACTCCAAACGTCTTATTAAATGATCCTATGGCCCTTTTATCGTACAAAGGCAGTGGTATTGATAAAGTTTTAATGCAAGACGAAAATGTTACATATTATATACATAAGAACAAATATGTACAGAATCTGATACAAAAATGGGATAGAGACGAACAAGACATAACATTTTATAACTACGAATTCAAACAAGAGTTTCAAGTTAACGAACTACCATCACTTCCGTTTTTAAATACACAAAACAAAGACTATCCAATTAGTCTTACAGATGATATCGTTACCTTTCCTTATTGGTACACTCATACTCTTGACAGCTACGTACAAACTTGTTATAATAGGTCTATAGATTTATATCCTTACTTGCCTTCTGAAATAGAAATGGAAGTAAATGGCTTTAGCTATGATGAGGTTGTTAGGATCTTTAATAAGGACTTTCTAGGAAAGTCTAGAATGACCAAGTTAATTTTATCCAATGACGTAGAAGAGCCAAGTTTATGTGAGGACTTTTACGACATCTCTGAATACTTTCTAGAGTTTGAAGGTGTGAGTGTAGATGTATTAACAGACTTAACATCACATGATGAATTTTGGTGGGGTAGCACCGGGATACTATATAGAAAAATGGGTAACATCACTGCTACAATTGATGACATTAATAACAAAGACTTTGATAAACAAATTACAAATGCAAAGGCCTTGTTAAAGAGTGGAGCTCGTGTTTTTTGGCAATACACTAGAACCACACAATCTGATAATGACATTGAAGAGGCAAGAGCGTTATCCAAAAAACATAAATTCAGTGGGTTTACTTTTATTGAAAACAAGCCACCTGAACTACCAGTTAAAGAAGAAAGGATAATCGTTAAAGAACTTCCAGACTATAAGTTAATAGAACTTGATACTCTACAAACAAAACCCAAAGAGGCAGACTATGTAGATGTAAAAGTTAAATTTGAGAAGAAGGTTAGATGTAAATCTAAAATTGAGAATAAATGTTACATAGACAAGCGAGGAAATGTTTTCCCGTGTGTTTACACTGCTAGAGAAATACTAGAAGCAGACATTAATCCTTATGAAGATACAGACATCATATATAATTGGAAGGCTAACAATTGTAAGTTAGAACCGCTAGAGTCTATTTTGACGAATGCTTTTTACACAGCATACTTCAATAATAAGTTAAAACTAGACCCTAGCAACATTTGTAAACTAAAATGTGGAGCGTGCAAAAATGTATAAATCAACAAGGAAAGCGGATGCGTATTTTGGATCCTTTGATACTTGGGATAAAAAAGATACGGACGATGTAATCGACTCTGTTAGAAACGGCAAATTTGTTTCTATTGTCGTTCATTGTAGTAAAAATCAATTTGAGGAAAAGACAAAGGATATTGTTTCTGAGCTAGTTAACTATAGCTTGATGTATGGCAGAGATTTTGTTATTCAACACGTCGTGGAAGAACTATGAGGGTAAATATAGTCTGCTCTAAATGGGGCTCAAAGTATGGGCCTCATTTTGTTAATCGTTTGTATAACATGACGAAACGGCATGTCGACAAAAAACACGACTTTCATTTTTATTGTTATACCGACGATGCAGAAGGACTTTTAGATGATATTAAAGTTATTGATTTTCCTGATATTCCCAATATCCATCCTAAGTATTGGTTTGGTGGCGACAACTTCAAGTACGGCATGGCAAGATGTTGGGATAGACCCAAGACGTTTGTATTCAATACTCATAATTTTGCAGACGATAAACCTACTGGTCGCTTTATTTTCTTTGACTTGGATGTCATCATTCAACGTGATTTAGAACCTATCATTACTTACAACATGGAGCGTCCTACAAAGATGCGTTCATGGTGGCAAGATCCCCGCCCGATGAAAACACGGAGATTCAAACTTTCACACGGCGCATACACAAACGGGTCCTGTCAAGTTTGGAGCGATGATCAATGTGAGATTATTTGGAACGATGTATTAGAGAATCAAGAAAAGATATGGTTCACTTATACCGACGGAACAGATAACTATCACAGTTGGAAATGGGGCATCTATGGTGAAAACCTGTGGGACTACTTCCCATCTGAATACGCCTATTCGTATAACAGAGGTAGAGATTGGGACAGTGGTGATATGGATGTCGGAGTTTATAGAGAAGGTTGTATTGTTTGCGTGTTTAATGTAGACTTACTACCATTTGAGGATAAGAGTAGAGGACACACCAAACAAGATGAGTTGGTAGATCCTAAACTATTAAAGCATTGGCAATGATAAACATTTATACCGTGAAGTGGGGAAACAAGTATTCCCACAAGCACGTTCAAGCAATTTACGAATCCTGTGTTAAGAACATTAGCTCAGAGTTTAAGTTCTTTTGTTTAACAGAAGACCCTAGAGGATTGTCTGAAGATATAAATGTTATCCCACTACCTAAAAATAATACCTTAGAAAAGTGGTGGAATAAAATGTACTTGTTTGATGATAATGTAGTTCGTCAAAAGGGCGAGAAAATGTTTTTCGACTTAGATGTTATCATTCAAAGAAACTTAGACGAATGGGTTGAGTTTGATCCTGAGGATTGTTTGTGTTTCATTAAGACACACTGGCATGATATGGAAACTCAATATAAAGATACAAGACACATTCCACATAAGTATACTGACTTGAACTCGTCAGTTTTAAGATGGAATGATAATTTAAATACCGAAGATATTACTTTATATCTTAACAAGCATTTAAAACAGATACTTTGGTATTACAGGGGAATAGATAATTTCTTCGGACACCGCGGTGTTGCTAGGATTAAATATTTTCCAATTGGGTGGGCGTACAGTTATAACCAAGGTTATATTTGGCCCCATGATACAGAAAAACAAGTCTATAGACAAATGCCTTACGTTTGTTTATTTGATTCAATGGGAAGGAAAGAAGATGTCAAATTTGAACTATAATTTTTTAAACAGTCTCCAACACTGGGGCGATGGACTAGCTAAAGTCGAACATGAAATGAAGCATAAACATGAGGACTTTAGACAGGCTCTCAATCCGAATACTATGGAAGCAGGTATTTGGATGGTGGAAGAACTAAAGAAAGTTCTAGAAGAACACTATATGAAAGAAGAAGGATTGAATATTCTTGTTCTAAATTCTTGGTTAGGTATTCCTTTAGTGCCTCTGCTTTGTGAAAACTTATCTGTAGGGCAACTACACTTGGTTGATATTGATCCTGAGGCTTTAGAGTTATCTAAAGTTTTTAATGGGCATTATATTAAAGAAGAGTTCATTAAGATTAATCACTGGAACTTAGATGTTCCTTTTGCGTTTGACGAACTTAATCAGATGAATGTAGATGTTGTTATATCTTTAGGGTGCGAACAGATGTATCCGTTACAAGATCTTTATACTGCTAAC